TCCATCTCTCCATTGGCACCATTTGGATTGAAGTAAATCCGCTGATTCTTCCAAACCCAAAATAGGAGTGAATTAGTTACTGGAAGAAGATCAGTGAATTCCCTACGTGGTAAAGAGATAAAGGCATCATTAGTACCCTTTACTCTCTCTGCCACTTCCTGAATTTCAATGATATCGATAGGTGGATTTTCAATTTGTCCCCTACCAGTGGGAACTGGAATAATTTCTGATACTTGATTAGAGATTGCAACATTAGATTCCTCTAAATGTTGGTTCAGTTCTTCACAGGCAAGATTCAAGTATGGTAATTGAACTTTTACAGTGAAATCAGTGTATTGGGGATCATTCAGGAGAGCTACGACGCTATCCATTACATCTTTAGCCGTTAAATGTACGGTACTGATCCCCATGTTACACCTACGAGATCACAATCGCGTGTTGACCAGCAGTGATGGTGTCAGCAATAGCAGTAACACCAGCCATGTCGTATTCACGGATGGTATCACCAGAGCCAGGACCAGGCTGTCCACCCACGAGTGGTGGAATGTTGTCAATTGCGATAGTATTTGCTGTAAAGTCCAGTACAACAGACCTTACATTTGCATATACCATCGCAGTATTCTGGGCATTCGGACCCGTCTTTGCGGTAATCGTGACTGAATGGGGCATCTTTTCCTCCTACTGAACGAATGTTAACCCAAGTTCCTTAGCTTTAGCAGGATCTGCAATTGCCTTGCACACTGAACAGATTGGAAACTGTGGATTGCGCAGATTTCCACACGCAACACATCGAACCAGTTCCGACTGCTGCAAGTCGCCCAACCACGGTTTATTCTGAATGTTCAGTTCCCTGCACGCTAATCTGGCATCCTCACTAATCGACAGAGGATTTCCATTACTTCTCGACCACATGATATCTGCGAGTCGCACTAATTCGAGGAACCATTTCTTCTGATTCGCACGCGCTTTCAGAAGTAATGGCCCATGTTCCTTTTTCAGTCGTGCCGCATCAAATTCTCCCGGCACATAAAAGAGTCCGGGCATCTGATCGCCCATATTGCAAGCAAGCAGACCATTAGAATAGTCTCGCACGACTGAATCGGCGATCTGAATGCTACTAACAGGAATTTCAAGTAATGGTTGATTTTCGTCAACTTCGCGCCACCACGACGACGGGCCGATAACTAAACAAGTCGGATTCTCGAACGTACCCGGCTGTAATTCAAAGATTCCAGGTTGAATTGTAGGCTTGCGCTCGTAAATCCACTTAGGAAGAATGGATACGATTGTACTCTTATCCATTGGATTCACGGGTGCGCGCACAGTACGTCGATTAGTCTGCTGCATTCCGGGGAATTCGCCAACCTGCATTTTAATTCACCTTTTCGTAAGTGGAAGGAACTACGATTCCTTCTTTGTATCGAAGTGCATCGCCTGTTTCAGTCTCGTCGCCAAATAATTCCATCTGAAGTTTGGAGATTCTTTGATCTCTTCCTTCAGGCGTCGTGTTTTCTTCCGTGTCCGTGTATTTCGCCAAGCTCTGCTTACCAAGTGCGGCGTATAAGCTGTCAATAACGAGCTTCGTAGCGTCCCAGATAGGCGGCAACGGATTATCATGCCTGTCTCGATATGCCCAAATGGGTTCATAGGATGTTTTCAACCCTAATTCTCGCTGTTGTTCTTCCGGGACAATAACCAGTCGCTCAAGAACGTATAAGTGCGGAAGATAACTGTATTTCTTAGTCTCTCTAATTTCAGGGAACAATAATACAATACCAGAATCAGTATTATGAACGTAGCGTCGTTCCATTTCGTCATCAGCCCACACGATCCGAAAGATAGCTCTGTCGCTGCTGATATCTTTTCCAAAGTAATCGATTAATCTCTGATTCAATACTTCGATAGTTTCCATATTATCCTCTATAAAAGGGGCAGAGACACGCTCATGGCAGACGTATCTCCACCCCTCCCATCACCCTGGGTTACACTCCAGAGTTAATGAGCCACTTCTGGAGTTTCTTACTCCAGACAAGAAACACAGGACGATTGATAACCATTGTCAGACCTACTGCAATGTTACCAGTCGTTCCCAGAACAGATGCAGCATTGGAATTCAGCACAAGAAACTGACTTACAGCCGTGCCGAGTCCCGGAATGATGTTATTGATAGTTCCTGCACCAACGATGTGAACGATATCAGCCTTAGCTGTAATCGTCGCAGCGAATGGTACAGTTGCTTCACTGAGTTTACTGACTGATCCTGGAATCATTTTTTACCTCTCTCCACCACCACCGTAAGACGGATGCACATGAGCAACAACTCTGGGGCGAGTTGGTTCCCAGTCATGCGCATCCGTCCTACAAATTAGTAACCGACAGGAACAGCGAGATTGTCGATGTAGCTGCACGCTGCGGGATTCGACACGTAGGTCTGCATTCCGACCACCATGTAGAAGATTTCCGCAGTAGCCACACCACCCGACGGTCCACGAATCTCGAAGATTTTCCGACCATCAGTGGTATAGAATCCGATGGGGAGAATCTCTGCGCGGCCCCACACTTCATCTACGACAAGATCAATACGGGTCTTGTCCCAGTTGAATGATGGAGTAGCCGCAGCACCAGCGAGCTGCATTGAACCACCGAAGTACATATTCAGTGATTCTTCTTTCGCAGCCTTCTGAATGATGGACACCAACTGTCCAATCTCTTCATAAGCCTGCATCTGACAGGGGTGCAGCCACGCGCGCGGAGTGATGGAATTCTCGATACCCACACGATTCCCGATCTTGTTGATAGCAAGACGAGGAAGCGGAAGAGTAAGCGCAGCACCACCACCATTAACGCGATTCGCACGAATCTCTGGAGTAGTGCTACGGCTAAAGCCGAGCCATGTTCCAGCAGATGCGTTTGAATGATGATAGGGAACACCAAACAGAGCAGGAAGCGAAGCTGGAGCCGCGAGTCCAGCAGTCACAATCTTATCTGTCGGTGCAACCGCAGCAATCTGGGGAGTGATGGAAATGGTCTTGTTTTCCACATCCCACTGAGTGATGGTTCCGCTACCACGATTGATAGCGAGTGCAGCATCCCACACCTGAACAGTCTGACCGAAACGCATCAGACGCGCACCGAATCCATCGGTGGTCAGAGTGATGACATTGCTACCACCAGCAGGAGTATCAGTGGTAACAACACCAATGACACCATCACCAGTCTGCATCATCTGGCTATCCAGCTGACGACGCATTTCATCAAGTGCAGTCGCAGTCAGTCTGCGAACTGAATTGACGATTGCCTTGCGTGCATCATCAGTAGCCCACTGAGTCAGTTTGGTGTATTCAATGTTCTCAGAGAGAAACACTGAATTGAGAACCGCCTTATCGAAAGTCGGCCCACCACCACGTCCCAGATCACCACCATCGGGGTTGAAATACTGGAACGAACCACCGGGACGCAGTTCCAGAGGAACACGCATCTGACGGTGAGAGATCTTCTCAACATCACGCTTCTTGATGTTTGCGAAGAACTTGTCGTCGCGCTCAAACAGAACTCGAACTTTAGGAATGACCTTTTCGAGTTCTGTAGCAGCAACCTGTGCTTCTACAACAGCCATTTTTATCTCCTAGTCACTCATCAACACGTCAAGTGTGGACATATTCTTAGGAATGTCCGATGCCTTTCTAATCTTTCCACCTGATGAGGGGCCAGTGGAGCGGCCATTTGATGTCGTTGGACTCTTCTTAGGAGTCAATTCGATTGTTTCTTCTTCACTACTAGAACGACGACCTAATCCCTTCAAAGCATTATTGCGGGCCGTTTTGATTACTGACGGCAACAGTGTTTTCGCTTTGCTGAGATAGGCTGACTTGATTTTGTCGGTCGAATCTTTATCAAAATTCTTCTCGTAGGCTTTTTCCCACAGTCTATCCAGTAGACCGCGGAATCGAGTGTCCTTACTGATAAGATTCTCAAGTGTTTCATGAGCTTCATTGACTGCGTGTCCCTTCACGTAATCAGTCATCGTTCCTCTCGGATCGATGTTCTGACTAATCGTGGATTTCAGGACATTATCAGCCTTAGTTTGGAGATCCGAGCGCGTATTCTCGAACGCACCCATGAATCTACTACGTTCCTCCTGCTGAATCTGATTCCTTCTCTGAATCTCATCAGGAGGAATTTGACGCGATAAATTCTGAGGCGGAACGAAATTCTGTGAACCAAATACAAATTGATTCAGAATGTTCGCAGCAGATGTGAGAGGTGCGCCCTGATCTCCTAGCTGTCTACCTTCTCGTACCATCGTGATGATAGTGTCCTTAATGACATTACCAAGCACATGATAGTATGCCTGCTGATCTACGCGACGGAGAGCTGGAAGATAGTTATCAGCAATCTTATAGAAAGCTTCCTGACTCTCCGTTTTAGCTGCTGCCAGTAGAGTGGAGATATCCCCACCCATGATCTGACCTTCAACACCATCAAGGATGCGCGCGTTCACAACGGCTACTTTCGCATCATTGACTGTAGGAAATACTTCCGTGAACTGTTGCTCACGATAGTATGCCTTTTCAAGATACGGAAAGTCCTTAAATAATGTCGGATACTTTTTGAGGATTTCTTTCCTACGAACCGGCGTAGTTAATTCAAGATCCTCCTCTTTTGGACCTTCCAGTTCTTCTTCCAGTTCCTTTAGTTCATCGACTTCCTCGTCCTGCTCTTCAGAATCTTCAGAAGTCTCTCCAGATTCCGAAGATTCTTTTCGAGTTGGAGTAATGTCGAGAGTCTCGTCGGGTTCTTCTGCATTGAGTAGCTCAAGAGTCTCTAGATTATCATCGATTCCGCCACCTAAATCTGATTCAGGTGCGAAGGATGGATATTGAATATTACTGAATAGTCGGTGCATTTTGTCCCTCATTCATTTGAACCCCTGCATTTTGCTGCGAGGGTTGTTGTGGATTGGCAGGTCCACCCGGTCCTGCTTGTGGTGGTGGCATTCCTTGCGTCATCTGCATAAACATATCTTTATGCATCTTCATGTGAAGTAATACGTTCTCATAACCGGCAGGATTCTCTAATTTACAGAGTCTACCGGCGTCAGATACCAACCACCGTCTGCACACATCTGCTTCTAACGGATGATCGTCTACCTCGAATTCCGCTTGTACACTCGGAATACGCTGAACAGGCGGAGGTGGCGGTGCTCCCATCATCATCGCCTGCTGAATCTGCATCGGATCAGTTGGAACTTCGATTGGTTCAGAGTTAATTAACTGCTGAATCTCCTCATACTGCTTAACTCTATCATCTTCACCAGGAATCACATAATCATTGATTCCGATAGCCCGTTTCAAGAAGGGCATATTCTCAGGAGATGAGAGTGACGAGGTGATTCCTTCATTATTGATTTGAAGCAATTCCATGATTGCATCTTTCTGCTGATTCCAAGTAATCGGCAGATTCTCATTTGCTTCAATCTCAATATTTCCAATCTTACCCTGTAATTCCGCCATGCGAATGAACACATTGATGAAATTACCGAATTCGTCCTTCTTTACTTGCTTCTCGTCGTCTTTCATTTCCTTGATGTACATCGGAATGACTTTCCCATGCACATTCTTCCACCAGTACAGGAGCATCTTCCATGTGGACTGCAAGCGTTGTAATGCTTGCGCGCGTGACATGGAGTATTCAGATGCCGTCCTAGATCCAGACATCTGCCCACCGAACAGACTAGGAAGTGCGCCTGAGACTACTTGACCGAGTTCCTGAATCTTAGTAGCAAATGGTAGAACTTCCTGACTCAGAGTGGCAGTTTTGACTTCGTAGAATCCTTCTGAGAGTGGTTTCCCCGATTTCGGTGTCGCAGGGTAGATACCACCAGGAATAACTTCGGACTGAG